GCCTCTGGCGCATACCAACTATCCGCATGGCTTGCGCCAACCCCAAGCTATGGGTACGCGGGCGCTGCGAACGGCGCGAGTGGAACCGCAAACCGGAGAGGCGCGGGCGGAGGCACTGGATTCTTCGGGAACGGCGGTGCCGGCGCGAACGGCGATGCCGCGAACAACGGGACAGCGGCTGCTGCCAACACGGGCGGCGGAGGCGGAGGGGCTGGATCAACCGGCGCGACTGGTGGCTCCGGCGGGAACGGCGGCTCTGGGCGTTGCGTTGGCGTGTTCTGGATCTAGGGGGGAAACATGAGCCTTTCCGCTGGTGAACTCGCAATCTGCAATCTGGCACTGATCCGCCTCGGCGGGACCAGGGTGATCGCCGCCGACGGCGAGGCCTCGACCGAATACCGCGTCGCCAATGCCCTCTACTCGACCGCCCGCGACTTCGTCCTGGCCGCCGCGCCGTGGGAGTTCGCCACCCTGCGCGGGAGCCTGAGCGGCCAGGCCACCGGCCCGTCGAACTGGGCCTACCAGTACGACCTCCCGTCCAACGCGCTCAACGTCCTGCGGGTGCTGCCGGCGGTGGGCGCGAGTCCGCGGAAGGACGAGCCGATCCCGTTCCAGGTCTTCGGGACAGGGACCGCGGTGAAGATCGCCACCAACGAGGCCAGCGCCACGGCGGAGTACGTCAAGCAGGTGACCGACACCACCCTGTTCGACCTCTACCCGGCCTTCAAGAACGCCCTGGTCTGCTACCTCGCAAGTGAGATGGCGGTCGGCCTGCGGGCCACGCCGGAGGTTGCGAAGCAGAACTTCGACGCCTACATGAGCCTGCTTCAGCAGGAGATGCAGCGGCCCCGCCAGGGCCACCCGGAGGCGAAGGTCAGCCTCAACGATGGGACCGCGGCGCTCGACGCCGTGCAGATCTCCAACCTGGCGCTGGCGAAGGCCGGGCACCTCGTCTTCATCCAGGACTTCACCGCCCACACCGACGAAGCACGCCTCTGTGCGCTGATCTACGGGCGGGTGAGGGACCAGACCCTGCGGTCCCACGACTGGGAGTTCGCCACCAAGCGGGCCTCCCTGGCCGGCCAGGCCGCCTCCAGCTTGCCGCTCTGGACCTACAGCTACACCTACCCGTCCGACTGTCTGAAGGCCCGCCGGCTGGCTCCGGCCGCCGCGAGCCCACGAAAAGACGAGAAGCTGCCATTCGCGATCAACAACAGCGGCGGGTCGCGGACCATCCTGGCGAACGAGGCCTCCGCGGTCCTCGAGTACACCGCGCAGATCACCGACCCTGCGCTGTTCAGCCCGAACTTCGTCCAGTTGTTGGTGCTGAATATGGCCTCCGAGTTGGCCGAGGCCTTCGGCAAGCCGGAGATCGGGAAGGTTCTCAAAGAGCAGTCCATCCTCGAATTGCAGATGGCCCAGAAGCAGGAGGAGGGCTGGGCCGAGACCACCGTCACCCTGACCGATGGCACCTCCGCGACCCACGTCGCGATCTGCAACCAGGCCCTGGCCCGGCTGGGCCACAAGACCATGATCACCAGCCTCACCGAGGCCACCGACGAGGCCCGGCTCTGCGCCCTGTTCTTCGAGGAGGCGGTGGCCGTCCTGCTGCGCGACTTCCCGTGGCCCTTCGCCAGGAAGCGGGCGACGCTGTCCCTGGTCACGGCCTCTGCGGTGACCAACTGGACCTATGCCTATGCGGTTCCGACCGACATGGCTGCGGCCTTGGAATTGGTGAACCCGCTTGGCCGGGTCGTGCGGTCTGACCAGCGTTCTCCCTTCGAGTTGGGATTCGATGACACCAATGATCTCGTTCGGCTCTACACCGACCTAGAAGACGCTGAACTCCTGTACACCTCCACCAACATCAACACAAACTTGTTCGACGCCCAGTTCCGCGACGCCCTGGCCTGGCGGATGGCCGCGGAGATCGCTACCGCCCTGGGCAAGCCAGAGAAGATGCCCAATATGCTCCAGATGTACCGGCTGCGGATCAGCGAGGCAGAGGCAGCGTCCTTCCGCGAGAGCGAGGATGGCCCCGAGCCGGACGGTGAAATCCTTTCAGCGAGGGTATGATGGCCGAAGCCAGAGGCACCTTCCCGCAGCCTGCGCTATCCGGCGGTGAGCTTGCCCCGTCCTTGCACGGGCGGGTGGACCTTGCCGTCTACCAGACCTCGGTTAAGTCCTGCCCCAACTTCATTCCCCAGGCCTTCGGCGGGCTCAAGAACAGGCCCGGGTCGTGGTTCGTTGCCGGGTGCAAGACCAACACACGCTACTCGCGGCTGGTGCCGTTCAGCTTCAACGCGACGCAGAACTACGTCCTGGAGTTCAGTGGCGGGATCAGTCCGTCCACCTCCGGGTACTCGGTGCTGGGGGAGAAGGGCTCGGACGGCACCATGCGCGTCTACAGCTACGGAAAGCAGGTGGTCTACAAGGAGACCTACGTCGATGGCAACGGCGTGAGCCACACCGCGGGAGACCCTGTCGAACTGGAGATCCCCTGGTACATGGCGGACTTGCGCGGGCTGCGATTCAGCCAGAGCGGCGACGTGCTGACCGTCACCCACCCGCTCTACCCTCCCTGCGAGATCCAGCGATACGACAACGACCGCTGGGCGATTCGCAAGATGCCGTTCAATAAGGGACCGTTCAAGTCGATCAACGCCGAGGCTGGGACCAAGGTTGGTGCGAGCCGGCCAGATGGGGACGTGATCCTGACCGCGAACGTGCCGATCTTCACCGATGACAAGGTCGGGCAGTTGTTCTACTTGAAACAGAGTACCTTCGGCATCCCCTGGGAGGCCGGCAAGCAGGTCACTGCGGGCGACATCCGCCGGTCAGACGGGAAGTACTACAAGGCCAAGACCAGCGGCAAGACGGGCTCCCTGCGGCCCATCCACGACAACGGCGACTGGTGGGACGGTGGCCCGGGAGGCGGGTCCAACGGGACCGATGCCGGCGGTGTTCTATGGACATTCCTGAACCCAGGCTACGGCGTGGCTAGGATTCTTACCGCCAGCGGAACGACGGCGACTGCCACATTGGAGCCGAACACCAGATTCCCAGAGGGCGTGTGCGGCGTGTCCATCACCGACGGAACTACGTCGATTCCCATCACTGCGGTTGGGCAGGGAGCCGCAGATCCGACCGGAAGTTACACCTACCTCCGCGTGGATGCCCCCGGGCACGGCCGGTCCTCTGAGAGTGGATGGTTCAATGCTGGCCTATATCTGAAGTTCTGGACGGCCGGGAACGACCAAAAGGTTCTTTCTTTCGACAATCTGCGGGCAATCGCGGTCAACAGCACGACGATAGACTGCGAGATCTCCTACGACCTCCTGGCGCAGAACGACTATGCGTCGTTGGTATCTGGAGCGTCGAGCATCAGCCCGATCACCAATTCTGGGGGGGCCGCGGATTCCCCAGCGCCGAGCCACCTGTGGGCCTTCGGGGCCTGGGGCGGGGCGCAGGGTTGGCCCACCTGCTCCGGGTACTTCCAGCAGCGGCATGTCTTCGCGGGCAGCACCCTCGAACCGCAGACCGTATGGGCTTCGCGCACCGGAGACTTCTACGACTTCAGCACCAGCAACCCTATCGAGGACGATGATTCGCTGACCTGGACCATCGCCTCCTCAAAGATGGACGGCATCAACAACCTGCTGCCGATGGACAAGCTCGTGCTGTTCACCCTCGGCGGGAACTGGGTCACCATTGGTGGCCAGAACGAGGTGTTGACGCCGGGAAACATCAACACCAAACTCCAGAACTACTACGGGTCGGCAACTCTTCCGCCGCTCGGGATCGGCAATACCGCGCTGTACTACGGGCGCAACGGTACGATCCGCGACATGGCCTACGACTTCGCCTCTGACACCTACACGGGCAACGACCTCACCCTGCGGGCGAACCACCTCTTCCTGACCCACACACTGCTGGAGTGGGACTTCCAGCAGGTTCCGTTCCCCTGTGTCTGGGCGGTTCGAGATGATGGCGTGCTGCTGTCGATGAGTTACCTCCGCGAGGAGCGCGTGATGGGATGGGCTCCGCACACGCTCTCAGGCGAGGTGGAGTCGGTGGCGGTGATCAACGAGTGCGGCGAGGACCACGTCTACGTCGTGGTTAAGCGCACCATCAACGGCGGCACCAAGCGGTACATCGAATGCCTCTACGGGAGAGTTGAGGACAACCTCGAATGCTGCTTCGTGGACAGCGCCCTACGCTACGACGGGAGGAACGTCACGTCCGGCGTGACCATGACGGCAACCGGCACCTACACCCAGGGCGGATCGGTCACGGTGGTTTGCGCCGGAACCAGCACTGGCCCGTTCGTCGGGGCCACCGATGTCGGGGATCAGGTAGTGCTGGAATCCTCGGCCGGCACGATCCACCGGGTGACCATCGTCACCAGCGGGAGCCCGGACGCATTCACCTGCACGGGTACGCTGGACAGCGCCCTGCCGGCGGACCTCCAGGGCATGGCGACCGACTCTTGGGCCATCGCCCGCGATCAGTTCACCGGCCTCGGCCATCTTGTCGGTGAAACAGTTTCGGTTTATGCGGACGGCACGACCTACACTGAAGTAGTCCAGAGCCCCGGAACCGTCTACCTCACCGGCCACCCTGGCTACGTCGTGACCGTGGGCTTCCCCATCGTCGCCGAACTGGAGCCCCTGCCGCTGGTGGTGCCGGGCCAGGAAGGGCCTATGCGCGACCACACCAAGTTGATCACGACCGTCCGGCTCCAGGTCGAGAACAGCCGGTCCTGCTACATCGGTCCCGACGAGGACAACCTCGTGCTGGCGACGGTGCGCGACGAGGAGGACGTGTGGACTCCGGTCACCACGCTCGGGTCTGGGATCCTTGAGGCGCAGTGCCCGGCGCGGTGGAATCGAAACGGATCGTTTTTCCTGCGGCACACAGAAGCCACGCCGCTCTCGATCCTGGCACTCTATCCATTCGCAGGCGTGGGGGGAGTGTGATCTATCTGGTCCGGGCCGAGCCCAAGCACATCGAGTCCATGCTGGGACGCATCCGCCAGGCGGATCGGGACGAGTTTGCTGCGGGCTGGTCGCTGACGCCGGAGGCCGGGCTACGCAAGGGCATTCATGTTTCCAGCCACTGCTGGGCAGGAATCTGGAACGGCCGGGTGATCGCCATCGCCGGCCTGTGCCCGACCTCCCTGGTGGGGGACCACGCGGTCCCGTGGATGGTCGGCACCTACGACCTGGAGCGGCCTGAACTGCGGCGGAAGTTCCTCGACGTGAGCAAGGGCGTCCTGGCCTACATGCTCACGCTCTACCCGCACCTGGAGAACTGGGTCGATGCGCGGAACCGCATGGCGGTTCGCTGGTTGAAGTGGCTCGGGTTCACACTGGACGAGCCGGTGCCTTACGGCCCGATGGGGCTACCCTTCCATCACTTTGAAATCCGAGGAGGTTCCTAATGTGCGATGTGGTGACCGGGCTCGCGGTGGCCGGGACGCTCCTCTCGGCCTATGGCGCCTACCAACAGGGGAAGGCCCAGGAAGACGTTGCCAACTACAACGCGAAGATGAACGAGTTGGCGGCGGACCAGAAGGTCCAGCAGGGCGCGTCAGCGGCCGACCAGCAGCGGGCGAAGATCCGGCAGATCCTTGGGGCGCAGCGGGCCGCGGTTGGCGCGTCCGGCGCGGTGGTGGGTGAGGGCACGTCGGGTGCGATCTTCGACCAGACCGCCGCCCTCGGCGAACAGGACGCGCTCCAGATCGAGCGCAACGCCCAGCTTGAGGCGTGGGGCCTGCGAACCGGCGCCCAGGGCAAGCGGTTCGAGGGTGCCCTGGCTGCTGCGGCTGGCCGAACCGGGGCGTTCAGCACTCTTCTGACCGGAGGGTCCAGGGCCTACGGGATTTACAAGAGCCAGCGTTAGGAGCGATCATGCCGACCGTCCCGATCTACGATGCCCCGCAGGTCCGCCCAGCCTCGACGCCCGTTCCGCAACTGAATGTGCGGGTGCCGAACCTGCTTGGCGAAGCTGGCGCTGCGATTCAGGAGGCGACCGGGACGCTGGCGGGGGTCCAAGCCAGGGCCGCGCACGAGGCCGCGCAGCAACTGGTGCAGGAGAAACTGAACGACTTCCAGCGGTACCGCAACGGCTGGGACGAGCGGATCAGCACCCTTGAGGGTGAGAAGATCAAGAACCCGGAATTCTACGGCGGAGAATCCGGGGAATCCCTTTCGGCGGCGCGGTCCCGCGACGAGGAAGCCCAGTACCAGAAGATCGTGGAGGGCATGACCCCGCTGCAACGGCGGATGTTCGACGCGCACGCAAAGCCGGCCATGGAACAGGGCCGGATGCGGACCAGCCTCCATGAGACCAAGCAGATCAGGAAGATTCAGCTCGATACGAAGGACGCTTCCATCGCCATCGCCGGGGAGACCGCCGAAGCCGCGGTTGAGGCCAACGGGAATTTCGGATGGGAGAAGTTCGACGAAGCAGTGAACACCGCTCGTTTGGCTTCTCGCTCAAAGTCACAGATGCTTGGCATGGATGGCGACCTCGCCGACCTGGCCGAAAAGGATGCTGTGGCTTCTGTGGTCAAGCGGGCCGCGAAGAAGTTGCTGAACCGCTCGAACAGTACCGACGCGCAGAAGCTGATCGAATCCTACTCGGACCTGCTGACGCCGGAGGTTCGGGACGAGTTCGAGACCCGCGCAAAGGGCGTGAACGACAGCGTGATCGCCCGCGCCGAAGCGAACAACGTCCTGGCGCGGTTCACCGTCAACGAAACCCAAACCATGAACAAGGAAGCGATGGTCGCGGAACTGGAGCGGACGCTTGGGAACAACCCGACCGCGCTGTCCCGCGCCCTCGAAGTGCTGAACGAAAAGATCAGCACCAGGCAGTACGACTGGAACCAGGCGAACAGCAACGTAGCAGGGGACATCCTGCTCAACCTGGCGCAGCGGACCAAGGGCATGAACGCGCTGCTGGATGATGTGATCAACGCCCCAATCCCCAAGGCGAAGAAAGAACAGTTCATGGAACACATCCGCGGCACCTTCCGCCGGGACATGATCGAACAGAAGCAGCTTGCCGGGCTGGCACGGCAGGAGAAGCAGGAGGCCGCCGACGTGGCTTTGGCGACCTTGCTGCTGAACCCGGACCGGGTCGCTGCCATGTCGAACGAGGAAGTGATCGGGCTCGGCCCAGTGCTTGGCGAGCGAAACCTGCTGAGGCTGGTGGGAGAGAAGAACCAGATGCGCGAACAAGCGCAGCGGGTCGGGAAGTTCGACCAGAAGCAAATCCTTGGCTACGCCATCGATCTCGGCTGGGCCGACAAGAGCGGCAAGGCGATCCCTGGAACGGCTGAGGAATCGGGCGCGGCGATGGAAGAGATTCACCGCCGCGCAGACGCAGAACAGCAGAAGCTACAGCGCCCGCTGACCGCCGTTGAGCGTGCCCAAGTGGTGCGCGATGTGATGGCTCCGGTCCGGGCCAAGGTTCCGCGGCCCCTCCTGCCCTGGGACACCGAAACCACAGGCCCCGCCTATCGGTTCAGCGCCGCCGAACAGGACAAAGCGATCCCGCCGGAACTGGCAGCGGAGTTCGATGCGGCTGTGGTCCGAGACCTCGGCTGGTCGCCGGCTGAAATCCTGCGACTGCGGGCGAACAAGCCGGCGATGTGGCGGCAGATGCTGTTCGAGTGGGAACGGAAGGGGAAGAAGGTGAACAGTGTTCGATGATTCCTTCACCGCCCTAGCCGCGCAGGCTCGCGCCAGCCTGAATGAGGATTCCGCCCGCCTGCGCGGAAACCTGACCTTCGGCCTGACCCAGAACCCGGACCAGTACGCCAAGGACATGGCGACCGCCCGCAAGGTTGGGGCACCGCTGGACATCGTGCAGGATCCGAAGCATCGCGCCGCAATCGAGGACATGGCGCGGCGGATGAACGTGTCGGCGGATGACCTTCTACAGCGTGCCCCGAAGACCGCCGGATGGCTAGGCTCGGATCCGCACAATCCATCACTTGCCCACGATGACCTAGAGACCCTACAGAAGCTGGAAAAGATTTTCGCGGTGCCACCCGAAGGGCCAGGACGGGCATCGTCGGCGCTGGGGTCGTGGATCGCCGGCAGCACCAGGCTGGCAAAGGGACTAACCACCGACGCCAGCCGGCTCGGCGAAGCCATTTTTGATCGGCCGCTCGGGGCGCTGGTGGAGTCGTTCCTGCCGGAATCCCTGCTGGCAACCCGCCGGGAGAACATCCGGAAATCCGAGGAAGCCAGGTCAGGCTTCGATGCGGCCGTGTTCGCGCCCGGACAGCAGATGTCCAAGCGGATGATCAACCCGGACTACTGGGCGATCAACGCGGTTTTCGGGAACCTGCCGGACCTGGCCGTGGCCTTCGCTACTGCGGGGCTTGGGCCAGCCGCTTCGGCCGCCAGCAAGGCCCCGGCCGGTGCTGGCTTGGTGGGCCGGATTGGAACGTACTTGGTCAACCGCGCCCCGATGATCGCCGCCCAGTCCGCAACCTCCTTTCCGAGCGTTCTTGCTGCCGAGGCCGACGAGTACCAGCAATTCAACCCGAACGCCAGCCGGGTGGAGGCGGTCGGCAAGGCCGCCGTGTCGTCTGCCGTGCAGTCGGTGCTGGAGGGGCTGGTGGAAGTCCCGATCATCGACAAAATGCGGGCTTCGAAGACCCTCTACCAGCGGCTGCTTGGGGTCCTTGGGTCCTCACAGGTGGAAGGCGCGGAGGAAGTGGCCCAGCGGCTGGTCTCCCAGGCGCTGCTCCCCGACCCTAGCGGGAACCGGAAGCTCACCGCGGCGGAACTGTTTGACAACTGGCGCGGCGGCGTGGTGGCCGGCGGGGTGTTCGCTGGTGCCGCGATCAAGGCTCCCCAGCCGTCCAGGGCGGAAGTGTTCTTCGATGCCCTGGCGCAGGGCGCGACTGAATCCAAGCTGCTGAAACGGATGCCGGAGAAGTTCCAGGAGGCCGTGGCCTCCATGGTCAAGGATGGCCCGATGGAGAATGTCGGGATTCCCGCGATCCAGTGGGCAACATACTGGCAGAGCCAGGGCATGACCGCGGAACAGGCCCAGGCCGAGGCCGTGGCGATGGGGGTTCAGCCGGAGGCGTACCAGCAGGCCATGCGGCTGGGGGATGACCTCCAGGTACCAACCGCGGCGTTCGCCGCCCGGATTGCACCGACCGAGCATTACCAGGGGCTGGCACAGGACGTGCGGCTGGTTCCCGGTGAACAGACCCAGCGCGAAGCGGAGGAGTCGAGGGCCGAACAGAAGGCCCGGGTCGAGGAGATCCTACAGACCATCAAGGAGACACCGGAGGACGCCGGGATCGCCCAGATCGCCGAGATCCAGGACGAGATGAAGGTGCAGTTGCAGGCCGCGGGGCGCCCGGCCGCCGAAGCCAATGCCGCCGCCAAGGGGTTCGCCGAATCCATTGCCACGCTTGCCGTCAGGAATGACATGACGGTTCCGGACCTGCTGAGGATGTTCCGGTTCACGGTGAAGAACGGGGAAGCCTTGGCGCGGCCGGCGGACGGGGCCATACTTCCAGTGGGAGGTAGCGATGCCCAGGCAAGTGACGTTCGAGGAAGGGCTGGAGTTGACCCGGAAGTCGGGCCTGTTCTCGGAGGCGGAATTGCGGCAGATGGCGACGGGTCACGCGCTGGACGGGCTCCAGGCCCTGCTCGAAACCCCGTTGGAACCCTCCCTGTCGGGCTCGGACCCCTCCCCCCAGTCGTAGGGTTCCACGGATCCAAGGACCGCAACCTGCCGGCAAACACGCTGGAGGTGCTGAAAGCGCGGACCGGCTCCCAGTTGGCGCAGGGGATCTACATCACCGACGACGCCGGGACCGCGGAGTCAGGTGGGCGGAAGTACGCTGCCCAGGCCCCGGACGGCGGGAGCCTCCAGGAGGTCCGGCACCGCATCCAGGCGCCGGTGGATCTTGGGGTGGACAAGCTCTACAGCCGGGAGGAAGCGGCGGCCCTGGGGGTCACCCTGCCCGAGGTCCAGGACGAGGTGTCCGGCCCGGCCTTGTGGCGGCTCTTGGCCCGCCAGCACGGGAGTCTGGAGGGAGCCAGGGACTTCCTCCTCTCCCACGGCTACGACAGCGCCTACTACATCGACAAGGACGGGAAGAAAGCCTGGGCGATTTGGGACCAGGACGCGGTAGGCGAGCACCGGGCGGTGGAGCGCGGCGGGCAGGCGGTGGACGAGCCGTGGGTGGACCTGCTACCACGAGCGGAAGAATTCAACCAGTCGGCGACCCGCGCAGTCGATGTCAACTCCCCTGAGTTCAAGGCGTGGTTCGGTGATTCCAAGGTGGTGGACGAGAACGGCCAGCCGCTGGTGGTGTACCACGGGACCAGATCGAATGGCTTTGAGGTGTTCGACAAGAACAAAATCGGAACTCAAACCGATGATGGATGGCTTGGTTCCGGGTTCTATTTCACAACCGATGTGAATGTATCGTCCGACATCGCAGGCATGGGAAACAAGGCGCCATCTTCTTCGATGGAGATGAGCAGGGAAGACGGTCTGCCGTGGACGAAAAGGATGGCAGGCAACGGTGCCATCGGTGAGTTCTTCGTCAGCTTGAAGAACCCACTGACACTTCGCCCAGATGGGTGGCAGTGGAGCAAGAAGGGGATTGTCAGAGATGCGCTCGGAATCCCCCCAACCGCAACCGCGGAAGAAGTCGCGTCTGCCCTTAGGGATCAAGGATATGACGGTGTGATCCTTGACTACTCTGGTGGTGGCTACCCACACAAAGAGGTGATGGCAGTTGAGCCTACGCAGATCAAGTCCGCCACCGCGAACACCGGAGCCTTCGACCCGAACAACCCGAGCATCCTGAACCAGACTGGCCGGCGCGGGAAGATCACGGTGGGGCGCGGGGCGGCGAGCACCACGCTGGACATCACCCTGTTCGATCAGGCGAATGTTTCCACCGCGGCGCACGAGTTCGGCCATGCCTACCTGACCATGCTGCAAACCTTGGCGGCGAAGCCGGAGGCCACGCAGCAGACCAAGGACGACCTGCAAACGATCATCGACACCTACGGCGAGGACGGGAAGATCACGGAATTGGCGCATGAGCGGTTCGCGGATGCCCATCTTTTGTACCTCCGAGAGGGCCACGCGCCCAGCGTGGCCCTGCGGTCCGCGTTCCGCCGGTTCTCGAAGTGGCTGGCCGACATCTGGTCCGACGTGAAAGCCGGGATGGCGGATTCCGGCGTGGTCCTCACCAACGACGTGCGCGGGGTGTTCGACCGGATCTACGCCACCGACACGGAGATCGAACTGGCGAAGCACGACCTCGCCAAGCCGTTCGCCACCGCCGAAGAAGCTCACATGACCGATGCTCAGTTCGAGGTCTACCAGAAGACCTACGCATCGCAGATCGCCGAAGGCAAGGAGACCATGCTGGCGGAACTGATGCGGGAGTTGGCAGCGGAGCAGAGCGCAGAACGGAAGGCGCTGTTGGAGCGAGCCTACGACCGCACGTTGGGAGAGATCGACGCGCTGCCGGAGTACCGGGCGCTGGCGACCCTGGTAGATGGGACCGTTGCCAAGCTCTCCGGTGAGAGCCTGCGGCAAATGGGCATCGACCCGAACACGCTGGGCACGGAGGGGATTCATCGGGCGTGGTCGAACGACCCATCAGCCGTCGATCCCGACGCCGCCGCGAACCTGATTCTCGACGAACTGGGCGAACAACTTTTTCCGGACGGGGTGTCCCTAGTGCGGGCGTTGGTCGGGCTGGAAAGCCGAAAAGGCTTCGCCCGCCGGCTGGCCCAGGAAGAGGTGGCCGAGACCTTCCCGAACACGCTGGACGATCCGGAGGCGCTGCGGTTGCTTGCCACGGAGTCCCTGGAGGCCGGTGGCGAGGCGTACAACCGGGTCAAGGCCAAGGAACTGCGAGCCATCCGGCAGGCCCTGCGGTTCGCCGGGAAGGTTGCCAAGGACGCGGTGAAAGCCGTCACCACGGAGGCGCGGGCGGCCGGCGCCGAAGCCGCGAAGATGCCCGACCTGGCGCCGTTCCGGATCGCCGCCCAGCAGAAGGTGGCCGGGATCGTCCTGGGTGGTACCCGCGACCCGCTCACCGGGCGAGCCCATGACATCGGCGCCGCGCTCAAGGGCAAGGCATGGGAGTACCTGCGGACCTCGCGGAAGGCCGGCGGGCAGAGCCTGAAACTGATGGCGAAAGGGAAGTACGCCGAAGCGGCGCAGGCCAAGGAACGCGAGATCCTGAACCACTTCCTGTACCTGGAGACCAAGAAGGCACAGGCGGAAGTGAAAGCGTTTTCGGCCCTGAACAAAAAGCTCGGTTCCCCTGGCATTCATCAGAAGCTCGGCCGGGCCGG